TCTACGAGAGACGTAAGCTGTACGATAAGGAGATCTCGTCTCGTAATCAGAGCGAAGGGGCAACGCTTGATCCATTCCCCATCGTCCTTGATCTTGTACCAAAACCTCCTCTCGGCCTCGTGTTGACATCCTCGCTGTTTTTTCTGCTTTTCCGTGCAAGTGCGGCAGTCGTAATCCTTGAAAAGCCCCTCGGACACGGCCACCGCAATCTTTAGTTTTTTGCTTCTTCTTCTGAGACATTCGAGCCCTGCCAGACAGCGTTTGCGAGTTCCGTACGGACTTCCGTCGGAAGCACACCCAGAGAGTCATCAGAGACCTTTCCGGTCGCGTCAAGGATAAACGGAACGTCCTTCCCTTTTTCGTCTTTCAGGTTCTCCCAACCGACAAGGCCGTACTTCAGAACCTTGTAGTTGAAAGTTCCCACGGGATACCCGGAAGCATTCAGAGACTTCCCGATGATATCTTCGATCTCCACTGCCTCCCGGATAGAAAGGCTGCGGAGCTTGAATACCGTCGGACTCTTCGAGTCCCGTTCGCTTTCAAGAATGTACTCTCTGACCTCTTTAGGTGAGATGGCAATCATTGTCGGATCTCCTTTCTGTTCATCACGAGTGCGTTATCGTGAGTTCGTCGTCGCCGCTGTTGCCCCTCAGTTTGAACTCTATCGCGTCCGTAAGAACACCGTCACGATCTCCGGTGTTTGCGGAGACGATCTGAAACTTCGGAGCGGAGAAAGAGAGCTTGTTTCCGGTGGCGGAACCCACGTCGAAAGAGAACGAACCCGTGGTGGGCGCGGTCATGAATGAATACCAATCATGAGTTGCGACGAGGACGGCATCAGGCTCAACTGAACCTCCTGGATCTCTTCCAGTGATAACGGCATAGGAAAGGCCGGTCGAGGAGTTTGCATTCTCACGAATGGTTACGTCATTGTTGAAGTCGATCGTGAGAGTAGAAAGGGCAGCGGTCGCGAAAGAGCTCCCGAAGTTCCACGTCACGTTCCCGTTGTACCAAGGAACAGGAAGAGTGCTTTCGTAGGTCGGAGAAAGCTGAGAGCCGTCCGTAACGCCGCTGTAGATCCCCGTAAAGGTGAAGTTGGCATAAGAGACCTGGTTCGCGTTAAACTCGAAGGAAACGCTTCCTCGCGCCCCATAGAGCTTGTGAACCCGGGTGTTCGAGCCGGACCCTGCATAAACCGCAATGGTAAGGGTGTCGGTGTCGGCATCGTTCGTTTCAGGCGCGTAAAGGACACTTGAGCTCTGGACCGTTTCCGTAAAGCCACAGCCTTTGAGGAAAACGCCCCAGGAGGGAGCGGTCGTCGCGGTGCCGGAGCCTTTGAGCTCGGCCTTGAATGTGATCGTCGCTATTTTTGCGCCTATGATCGAAGTAAGGGTGGAGATGTTGTCTCTCAGCGGGTTACGAACCGCCTCATCAGGGGCGAAAGACCATTCCACATCCTCGACAAGGATGCCGGCGTCGCTTGCCGAAAGAGTCTCCGCCGTCCCCTTGGTCGATTCGACCTTCGCCGCCAAAACCTTTTGTCGAGTCAGAATAACAGCCATCGTGTTTTTCTCCCATTAAATAACGGTGTACGGATCGCCCCAAGCATGACGATATCTTATCTGAACCTCCATTATGCACGAGCCAAGAGGCTCAAGGTCGGAGCTTACCTGATCTTCAATTCGAGAAACGCGGGTATCCACAGCCAAACCTCCCCGCGTAGGGTCGGAAAGGATCGCTTTCGTGACATCGGCCGAAATATCGTGGACCGCCTTCATAAGGTCCGAAAAGTCCTCGACAACACAACCGATCATTACGGTAAGCGAGCATTCCGTTACGGCATTCGTCCTGTCTGTTTTTGTTTCGTTTCCTGTGGTGATAAAAACAAGGTCTCTCTGAGCGTCTGTAACCGGAACGGAGGTTGTAGACACCTTCCTCACGGTGCGGTTGTATCCGTTTTTCTTCGTGACGTTCTCGATCGCACTCATGAGATCCGAGACGATCCTTGTCTTTACCGTGTCACTCACTACCCACCACCTTTCCGTATCTTTCGGCAAGCAGGTTACGGAGCTGTATGACGCGCTCTTTTACGGTTTCTCGGAACCGGAGGCGAGGAGGAATTTTCACACGCGACCGCAAAAGGAACCACGGCTGAAGGTTTTCTCCTTCCCGTTGACCAAGAAGAAGCGCCCCTCTCTTGCTCCTCCAGATCGTCCAGTTTCCAGGAGGAAGGTTTTGTCGAAGCGGGGAAGAATAAAGCGGGTTCCCTTGTGCATCGGTTGCCGGCGTCCCTTTCAGCGGAATTGCAAGCATTCTCGCGTTTTTCGGGGTAATGGTCTTGCCGTATTCATGGACCGCGGCATAAATAACATGGGTATAGAGTTCCGTCTGAAGGGAGCCGAAATCTTCTCCTGTCTCTTTGTGTCTCCAGCCTCGGTTGAGTTCTCCGGTCCTGACCATGAGGCCGGGACGGGAAAGGTTTCTCGCAACGACGAGTGCAAGGCTTTGAGCCGCCCAGTCTCCGAGCCCCCTCTTGCTCACGGTGAACATGGAAGAGCGTATCCGCCTGAGCGTTTTCTCAAGCTGTTCTTTTGCGATCTTTATTTCTACTGCACCGGCCATCGATCACATCTTCGGAATTTTGTAGGTGTCTAAAACGCTTCGAGTTTCCGTGAGCCACTTTGACGAGCTGATAAATGAAATAGATCCGGTTTGAGCGTTTATCGCCGTCTCTCCGACATGGCGCTTGCTCTTGAAGTAGAACGCAACCTGGCGAGCGAGCGCATTTGCGATATCCGGGAAGCTGGACTTGAAAGCCGTCGTATCGGAGCCCATGCCGCCAGTGTATTCAACCTTCAAGGCTTGCCAGCCCTCGACCAGGACATACTTGTTGATGTAGATCTGGCCCTTGTCGTTATCGGCCTTGAAGTAGTCGGTTGAGACTTCGCTATCGTCGCCATATTCCCAATCCGGATCGTTATAGATGTGCGATACGGACGAAAGCGGAAACGCTGACAACTGGAACACCTCGGAATCAACCTCAACGTTAAAGTATTCCGTGTAACTTTTGGTCTCCGCGTTGCGTCCCATGTAGCGTTCCGCTTCCGCCGATACCGCGTCTATAAGACCATTAAGCTCGTCATCGTAATCCGTCTCGGAAACTTCTATTCCGAGCACATGTTTTACGTCTTCGAGTTTACAGAGCTGCATCGTCAGTAAGCCCTATCTTCCGGGGGCGAACCGAAAGCCCTCGGATATTTCGCCGGTTTCGAGGCCCTCTTGTTTTCCTTCTTGGGAGAGGCATCCTCCTTTTTCGGCTTCTTTTCAGAGTCTCGGACAGGTTCGACCATCCAACGGTAAGGAGCGACTTCTTCCTCGGTCGCCTCGAACGTCTCTCCAGGACCGAGAAAAAGCTTATTCGCCGGATTAATGGGGTAATGAAACCCTCCTCGGACCTTCCATTTTTTCTTTGCGTCATTCGACATAAACCACCTTTTCAGAAACTTCATGCTTCCTTTCAAAAACGCGCGGGGGCGGGAGCATGATCCAGCCCCCACGCAAAAACAGAAAAGACGGTCAGCTCGTGCTGTCCGAGATCAGGCACACGCTATCCGCGTGACGAACGCCGACATCGACGGTATAGGTGGCCTTCACCTCGATGAGGTTCTTCACCCACGCGTCCCCACCGATATCGGTGCTCTCAAGCTCCAATCCGCCCCATTCACAAAGGATAATATCCTTCATGTTGACGAGGAAGATATTCGCAAGATTTGTTCCCGACCCTTTGCTGTTGGTAATCGAAACCTGGGTGCTCAGGTAAACCGGGAACCCGTAGAGCTTCATGGACTCCGAGAGCTGCTGCGACGGGTTGATGACGTAGTGCGCGGCTTCCGAGTTGATTGTAATGCCGCAAATCGCATCCCAAGTTCTCGGGTGCATAACCCAAACGACGCCATCCATCGGGACATCATCAGCCTGAAGCTCATAGAGCATCTGGCGGAGAAGATCGAATGTGATCGCGCCGCCGTTGGTTCCGATCGCAACGGTGTTGATTGAAGAAGTCGAAGCCATGCCAGTCGGTTTGCCGGAAGTACCGGGACCCTCAAGCATCGCATCATCGACGGCTCTCGCGAGCTGGCTTGCGATATCCCGCCGGACGATCTGCTCGGCGACCCCGCCGCTCGACTGAACGAGGAATCGGGAAAGCTGGGTCCGAGCGACACACCAGTGAGGCGTCAACTGGAGCTGCCCAGGAGTTTGATCGCTGGCCGTAATGGTAGCATTCTGGGCAACCCAGTAAGCGGTCGCGCCGGCAGTCGCTTTCGGAATTTCCACCGGGCTACCCTGGGCCTTTATGACCTGGCAGCCGGCTTTCCGACAAACGACCTGAGCGGCAAAGTAGTCGATGAACTCCTGGGGAAGAAATTCAGTGTCGACCCAGTACCCGCCGCCGGAACCAGAGGCCCAGACAAGAGCCTTTTTCCGGGAAAATTCGAGCACCTCCTTTTCGTACTCGGCACCCTCCCAGTTTCCGGACCTTCGGGCTTCAATAAAACGAGTGAAGCAGAACTCGTCTTTCGGAAGTCCCCAGTTGTCCACGTTCTTTTTCGTGGCCGGGAACTTGATCTTCGGACGCTCCTCCTTCTCCTCTTTCTCCTGAGCCTTTACCTCGGGTTCGGGGAGGATCTTGGACTTCTCCTTCTCCAGGCGATCCACCTTTTCCGCGATCGGAGCGATGACCTCTTTCACCGCGCCGGCGAGGAGCTCTTTGAGCTCTTTTTGTCCCAGTTCCACCACTTCGGGCTCTTCCTGGGTTTTCTTTTCCTTGTCTTCCATCGGTTTGTCTCCTTTCAGAGTTTTAATCTGAAGACCTTTAGTTTTGGTTTAAAGCGAATACGTAAAACTGCTTTTTCTCCTTCAGACGTTTCCGCAAGCTCGGAAGGTTCGGGTTGCGCGTCCTCGGACGTTTCCGCAAGCTCCGGTTCCGGTTGCGCGTCTTCAGGATCGGAAAGAATTTCTTCTGTCTCTTTGTCTGTTGAACTGTCGGGATCGATATATCGGGACACCCAATCCGCAAGAGCCTCCAGGTTGAGCTCGTCATCAAGGTAGAAATCGTCTACGAGCTCCTGGAAGGCTTTCAGGGCGTCCCTGTGGGCTTTCACCCATGCTTTGGCTTTAGCCACGGTCCAGCCTTCATCTTTCGGGAAACGAAGGGACTGAATGGTCATTGAGTCTTCACCCTTCAGTTTTCCCATTACGGCGATGACTTTCGGTTTCTTTTTCTGAATGGTGACTCTTCGGAAAGAGTCTTTCTCGAAATGTTCCGGATCGCGAACGCGGTACTTGATCTCCTTCCAGTCGGGTTTGTCTTCCCAACCGGGTTTGGTTTCGACGATATCGGAAAGAGCCTTCTGGAGGTCTTCCTCAACGAGCTCGGCCATTTCTTCCAGTTCATCGTCCGTGTACTCTTTGAATTCCGGAGGCTCTTTCCCGAACTGTTTGTAGTGTGCCGCAAGATGGTTGTAGACGCCCTTGCGATCTTTGTCGGGAATATCCACTCCACCGCGACCTCCGAGGAGGGTTGCCATTGCGGCGGCGACTCCCCTCCAGACGACGGCTTGGTTTCCGTCTCCTTTGTGGTGGGGAAGCTTGTACCATTTTCGCTCGGAAGCGTCGAAGTTATCGGCTCCGGAATTCACCCAAGCATGCATCTTCCGGAGCTTCTTCGCGTCTCCGGAGGCTTTTTTCACTTCCGCGCCGGCGTCCCATTTGGTCCCCTCGTCGGCTTTCGGTCCGT